GCACATCCACGGACATGACGACGGCTATACCACCCATCACGTCGTCGAAGGCGGATCGGTCAAAGGTCCGCACGATCATAAGAATCTCGCCAAGCTCAAGTCGTCGCTCGGTCAATCCCTCGACGAGGAAGGAGAGGAAGGCGGCTCCGATGATTGAAATCAAGCCCTCTCACGAAGGGCTGCTGCACAAGGAAATGGGCATCCCCAAAGGGAAAAAGATCTCGCTGGCCGCGCTCATGAAGAAAAAGAAACGCGACAAGGCCGAAGGCGACACGGCCGGCGAGAAGCGCGATGTCTTCGCCATCAACGCCAAAACCAAATGGAACAAATAACGATCGATGTCGCCGAGACCGCGCGTCGCGCCCTTTTGATTGCGGGTGTTCTCGACGGCGAGATGCTGCCTTGCTCCGCTGATATCTACCTCGTGCGTACAATCCTCGATCAGCTCGTACAGCCCATGATCGTCGCCGAGTGCATGCACGCTAGTCGAATCGCCTTTACCTTGCCACCTCTTACCTTGCCACCTCTCCCACCAAAATGAAAAAGCTCTTTTTCTTCTCACTCTTGGCTTCATGCCTCTGTGCACAGCAAACCGTCGCGTGGAAAGCCACCACGGGCAGCGTTTCGCTTTCTGGAGCTGCCACGGCCGCAACCATTCAGCAGGTCTCGGCCACGGCTGGCGCCGGCGTCGCCTACATCGATAAGATCACGGTCTACTGTTCGGTGGCCTGTGGGGTTACCCAGGCGTATAACGGTTCGGCCGCGACGGCCACGGCCGGCACCATCAATCCCCTTCCGCCCGCGGCGCCCAACGCCGTCGTGCCATTGACGTTTTGGACCGCGTCCAACGTGGGCACAGGCACCGATGCCGGGGGCATCACCGAGGTGCCCGCGGGCGGTACAGCGATCTTCTGTCTCTCGTCTTCGTGCGGCAACAACACGCAAATCATTCTGCCGCAAGGCGGCGGGACAGGCAGCAACTACACCGTAACCGTGGGGTCGATCACCGGAACGGCCATCATTACGTTTTTCGGAAGGAGCCAGTTTTGAGAAAGATCGGCGAGATTTACAAGTGCGGTGGATGCGGACGGCTGGTGTCCCGCGAAGGGGAAACCTGCCTCAAATGCACCCGGAACGTAACCGCGCTGGAAGTGGCCAAACAGGACGCACCGGCAGCCCACGCCACCCATATCCTGATGATTCACGCCTCGCGCAAACAGGAAGACCTGTACCGCGCGGATGGGATGCTGGTGGCGTCGCGGCAAGACGACCTCGTGCGCTTCGGCCACGATATCGCGACCGCTCAAAGCCGGCTGTTTCTCAACAGCGAACTAGCCGCGGCGTGGATTCGCCGCATGGCCGATATCGATATCGAGGCCGAGGCAATCGGCGAGCCCGTCTTCAAACTGGTTTACGGCTATGAGCGCATCCCGGAGCGCGCCCTGATCGAAACGCGCGATATCGAAAAGCAGGTCGATCTGCTGATCGTGGGAGACGTAAAAGGCGCGCGGCTCTCGACCTAGCTCCCGGTGGCCAAAGAAAACCAGATCGAAGACAACATCCCGGAATTCGCGCGGCGGTGTTGGGAGCAGTATCAATCGGCGACCGAGCATTTGCGAACCGCCGCGGAGAACTCGCTCAAATTCTGGGTCGGAGGCAAGCACCAGTGGCGCGATGCGGAGATTGCCGCCAGAGTCGGGAACAATCGCCCATGGATCACCATCAACCGCTGCAAACCGGCCATCGATCAGGTCGAGAACGAATGCCGCAACAATCCGCCGGGTCCCAAAGTACGGCCCGTGGGCGGCGGCGCGGATGATGACGGGGCGGATATTCTGGCCGGCTTGATCCGCGAGTACGAGTATCGCTCGGATGCGCAGACGGCATACGTAACCGCCCTGCGCTACCAATGCGCGGCGAATGCCGGCGTCTTCGAGCTGGCCACGGAATACGATCCGGGGCGCTCGTTTCAGCAGCGCTTGAAGGTTGTCGAGGCCGAAGATCCTGCGGTCTACTTTAGCGACCCGGACGCTCGCATGGCGTGCCGGCAAGATGCCATGTGGGGCGGCAAGATCCGCGTTCTCTCGCGCGAAAAGCTAATCGAGGAATTCGGCGACAAGCTGAAGGTGCTGAACCGCGGCTTCGTGGACCGCACGGCCGGCTGGATGCAGTCGGCAGTAGGGTATCGGGGCAACCAGGCCACCATCAACTTGTGGACGGGCGGCACGAATTCCAATGGCCCCTACTTCGTGTGCGAGTTCTACCGGATCAAAATCGTCAAAGACACGCTGACGTTGTACAGCGACAACGTAGCCCGGTATAAGGATGAACCGATTCCCGAAAACGTCACGCCGAAGCTGGATGACGAGGGCAAGCCGATCGCGCGTTATCAGCCGCGGCGCAAAGTTTTCAAGTACATCGTCACCGCTCTCGATGAGATCAACAAAACCGAGTGGCCGGGAGAAATCATCCCCCATTTCTGGGTCATGGGACCGGAGATTTACATCAAGGGCAAGCTTTACCGCTTATCTTTGATCGACGGCGCCATTGACGCGCAGCGGCTCCTGAATTACGCGGCCACAAGCGCGGCGGAAGTCACCGGGGCCATGACCAAAAGCCCGTGGGTGGGCTGGCTCGGGCAATTCGACGTGCAAAATGCTCAGGGGATGAACCCCTGGGAATCGAGCAGCACCCAGGTTTGGGCTTATCTCGAAGTAAAACCCTCGTGGGCCATCAACCCGACGAGCCAGCAGGCCGAGCTGCTCCCCGCGCCGCAACGCAATACCTGGGAAGCGCCCATCGCGCGGCTTCTGGAGCTGGCTACGTTCGCCATTGAAGCGATCAAAGGCGCCACTTCGGTATTTTTCGACCCGAGCGTCCAAAGCGTGCGGGATGCGCAGTCGGGAGAGGCGATCAAGGCTCTGCAGAGTCAGACGAATATCGGCACGCTCAACTGGCAGGACAACCTGCACCGCGCCGTAGGCCTCAGCTATCACGAGGCCGCGGGGATCATGCAAAAGTTATACGACTCGCAGCGCGTGATGACGATTGTGCGGCCGGACTCGAAGCACGAGGCCATCGAGATCAATCGGGAATTCGAAAACGGCATTGACCCGGCGACCGGGAAAAAGGGCAAGGAAAACCGCATCAACCGCGGACAATATGCCGTCCGAGCGACGGCCGGCCCGAATTTTGAAACGCGCAACGATCAGGCCGTCGAAGCCTTGACGGAAGTCTTCAAGGTTGCACCGAATTTGCTGAACGCTCCGGGCGTGGCCCCGCGCTTCATGCGCATGGTGGGCCAAGGTAGTCCGGAAGTCGAAGATATGGCCGACATGCTGCTCGGCACGGGTCCCGATGGCGAGCCCAGTCCGCAACAACTGCGCGGCCAGATCCAGCAATTGACGGCCAGCGATCAGGCCAAGACGCTGCTCATCCAGAAAATGCAGCAGATGATCCAGGCGAAGCTGCCGGATCTCGAACTGCGCAAATTCGAGGCCGCGATCAAGGCCCTCACCAGTATCCGCGTGGCCGAGATCAATGCCTCCAAAGATGCGGATAATACCGCGGCCAATCTGGACGCGTCCCGCATGGAGATGATGTTCGACCAGGCACACGATGTCGCCATGCAATCGCTGGAACATCAGCACGCGGCCGATATGCTCGCCGCGCAACCGCAACCACCCGAGCCAGAGCCGGCTCAGCAGGCACAATGAGCACAACCATTATTCCCCCGGCTTTCGATCCCAAAGCCTACATCGCCAAGCAAAACGAAAAAGAACACCCGGCCGCGACTTCTGCCGTGAAAGTGGAAGCCAAAGTCGAACCGAAGACCGAACCTCCACCCCCCCCAACCGATGCTACCGAACCCCAGCATCGCGACTCGCGTAGCCAGCGGCGGCTTCTGAAACAACTAGGCGCCGCCGAAGGCCGCGCCGCGGCTCTCGAAGAGTTGATCCAAAAAGGCCTGGTAGCTCCTCCAGCGAAACCGGTGGCCCCCGTAGCGGAGGATGCCAAACCGGAGCGCTCCAAATTCTCGAGCGACGCCGATTTCCACGTGGCCCTTGGGGCCTGGTCTGCCCGGCAAGAAACGGCGAAGACTTTGGGCGCCAAGGAAGCCAACGAGCAATTCAAGGCCGCGATGACTGCGGCCCAAGCCAAGGTCGGGGAAGACATCAAGCTGATCGAGGACTGGGAAACGGTCAAGGCCGAGGCCGCCGAGGATGACAGGCTCGACTACGACTTCTCGCGCCCCGAGGCCCAAACATTCGTAGCGCTGCTGGCCCTTTCCCCGGTAGCGGCCGAGGTGCAATACCACTTTTGCAAAAACCCCGACGAATTCGTGCGGATCATGGCGATGAAACCCGACGACCAGATCGCTACGTTCCATCGGCTGGAAGGCAAGGTCGAAGGCCGCTACGCCAAACCCAAGACGGAAGCCAAGAAAGACGACAAGCCGAAACCGACCCAAGCCGAGATTGACGCCAAGAAAGCCGCGCCCTCCGAGTCGGTGAAGATTCACGCAACCGGTGGTACGGCAGCGTCGAAGCCCGCGCCATATTTGGAAGACGGCAAGACGGTGAACCCGGCATGGACCGCCTGGCGCAACGAACGGGACGCGCGAAAGTAAAAAGTTATGGGGTCGAAGGGAGACGTCCCGCACCGAAAGGATTGTAGACCCCGGCCTTGTCAGAACCGGATGAACACGGAGGCATTCGGGTCGAAGTGCGAGACGATCACCGACCCCGACACGGGGATTTCCATCCGCGTCATCTGGCGGCGGGGAAACCATCCCGGACAATGGGTCGTTGCAGCGACAGATAGCCGCGCGACGCTAATTGAGAAGGCGGGAATAGTTTTGATTGTAGGACAGGCCGCGCAAGCCTGAACGTCCTCACCCGACGTGGAAGACCGCATCACCCCGCAGATGGGCTGAGTTTTCAGCCTTGGGCGGACTCCATAAAGCAGCACCCAATCTCTTTCTCTGGAGGCCGCCCTTGGCTGGCAACTTCGAAGCTGTAAGAAAAGAAGTGTCTGCGGAAATCCTCCGCATTCTCACGAACAATTGCGTCATGCCGCGCTTGATCAAGCGCGACTTCAACAAGTATTGGGAGGAAGCGGGCCGTCGCATCGGCTCTTCTCTCGATATCCGGCGTCCGCTCCGCGTCATTGGTGCGGATGGCCAGGCACTGCAACCCGAGGGACTGGTCCGTGTCACCGTCCCCATGACGATTTCCTACTGGAATCAGGAATCGTTCATCTACAACGACACCGAAGAGGCCATGTTCCTCGACGAAAACAAACGGGTGGCGTATTTGCGCCCGCACGTCGTCAACCTGGCCAACAAAGTGGATCGCTACATGATGCAGTACATGCAGTCGATCATCCCCAATTTCGTGGGGACGCCGGGTTCGGTACCAACCACGCTCGACACGTACAACAGCGCGCAGACCAAACTGAATCAGCTTCTGGCGCTCGGCACCAACCGGAGTGTGACCTACAACTCCAGTTACAACCAGCAAATCATCAAGGCCGGGCAGACGCTGTTCAACCCGCAGCAGATCATCGGCAAGCAGTATCTGGAAGGCAAGGTTGGCCGCTATGCGGAATTCGATTTCATGCTGGATGAGCAGGTGCCCTCGGCGACGGTCGGCACCTATGCCGGCTCGGGCCAGATCTCGGGCTCCAACCAGCAGGGGTCTTCGATTGCCACCAACAACTGGACGAATGGCTCCCTTTCGCTGTCGCAAGGCACCTACAGCGACCGCTTCACCATTGCAGGGGTCTATGACATCAACGGCCAGTCGCGGCTGACGATTCCGAACGTCCTGAAGCAATTCGCCATTGTGGCTCCGGTCACCGATACGGCGGGCTCGGCGACGTTCCAGATCTTCCCCGCGCTCATTCCCTCGGGGCCGTATCAGAATTGCTCCGGTCTTCCGGCCTCGGGCGCGGCCATTACGATTGCCGGCGCTTCCGGGACCCTTTGCCAAACGGCGTTCGCGCTCCAAGAAGAAGCCTTCACCTGGGCTTCGATTCCTCTCATGAACACGGAGGAATTTGGGTCCAAGTGCGAGACGATCACCGACCCCGACACGGGGATTTCCATCCGCGTTATCTGGCAATGGGACAACCGACTGGGCGAAGTGACGGTGCGCATGGACTTCGTGTGGGGCATTGCGCAAACCTATGCGGACTACGCAGCGGCCGTGATCTACGGCTAAAACCGATCCAGAACAAGGAGAACGAAACCCATGAATACCGTTAAGAACGCTTCCATCCTCTTGCTGCTGGTCGCTCTGGCCGCATTCGCGCAGACGGCTACTCCCAACACCACCCTTTGTGCGGCGCAGACCGCCACGGCTACGACCGTTTGTTTGACCTCCACATCGAAAGTCGAAAATCAGACCGGCGTGTATGTCGATCAGGAATACGAGCTGGTCTTGCTACCCGCCAACATTGCCGTCTGCACCGGCCCCTGCCAGGTGCCCGTGTCGCGCAACAATCGGAACGCCGGCTCGGGTCCGACGGCGCACGCCAATAGCTCCGTTGCCTGGCTCGAATTGACGCCCGATCAAACCGTGGTGCCCGGCTCGACCGGACTGAATCGCGGAAGCAATGTCACCGATATCGGGACCTGCACCCGCACCAGTCAAACCTACCTCCCCAAGATCTGGGTAGACCGCGGCATCAAGCGCGATTGCACCACGACGGGAGTTTGGGTGGACTATGCGCCCATGAGCGGCCTCGACTACCCCAGTCCCAGCCCGCTCACCTCCATTACCGCCAACGGCGCGCTTTCCGTCAGCTCGGGCAACTACGTGCTCAACACCAAGGCCGGCGTCATCGCCTTGACGCTGGCCGCTCCCACCGCCGGGGTCCAAGACGGCATGGTCATTACCATCACCGCCAACAACGGCGCTTACGCAGATACCTTGACCGCGACCAGCCTGATTCAGACAGGCGGTTCGGGCTCGCCCTATACCACGGCAACGTTCGGCGTCACCGCCAATTACAACGGCGCTTCGCTGACTCTCAAGTCCTACAACGGATACTGGTACGTCGTGTCCGCGGTCAATGTGGCCTTCACCTAACCGGCGCCTTTCGCCAATTTTCACAAGGAGAAACCAATATGGCAGTCGAAGTATTAGGCGTGCAGGGCTCCGTGGACGGCTACGGCGATTCGATGGAAGCTTTTCGCAGCGCGCACATCAACAATAGCAATATCCTCCTGAATCTTCTGGAGGGAAAGAAAAAGAACGCTCCGAGGCCGGCCTATGATCCGGCGCACCCGGACAACCAATGGCCCGTCATGGTCTATCATCCCGAAAAGGGTGAAAAAGTGGTGGGCCAGTCGCTCGTCGGTTTGAGCGGCAAATTGCGGGACGCGGCCGAACAGGACAACAAGGATGTTCTGGCGGCGACTCTCAAAGCCGGCTACCGCAACGAGCCCTATCCTAAGCCGCAGATCGCGGTCCTCGATCCGGCCACCGAAAAGAAAATGCTCCAAGACCAGCTCGCGCAGCAGGCCGGGCAGATCGTCGCCGTCACGGACCTGGTCCAGAAATTCCTCGCCTCGCAGCAACCGGCCGAGGATGCGCCCGCCAAGGGAAAGGGGAAGTAAGGGAGCCGGATCCGCGGCGACCGAACGATTCATCATGGGATATCCTGCTCTTCTGGCCGAGGGTGGAACCTTCAGTTACTCCACCCGCGATGCCATCAACGCCTTGATCTCCGGCCAGGGTCTGCTGTCGCAAGGAAATGTCTGGTGGGTCCGTCCCCTCAGCGGTTCCGACACCAACGACGGCAAGAGCCCCTCCACGGCCTTCGCTACCTTGACCGCGGCATTGGCCGCGGCGACCGCCAACCAAAACGACATTGTGCTCCTGTGCGCCGAGGGAAATTCCGCTTCGGCCACCACTGCCTACCAGGCCACCACGCTCACCTGGAATAAGGATATGGTTCACCTCATCGGCCTGAACGCGGGTCCTTTGTTCAGCCAGCGATCGCGCATCGCCTTTTCGGCGGGTGCGACGGTCGCCGGGGATTTGTTCGACCTCACGGCCAACGGATGCCTGATTCAGGGCATCGAGTTTTTCATGGGCGTGGCGTCGGCCAATCCCACCGGCTGCATGACGGTTTCGGGCATCCGCAATCACTTCTTCCGCTGCCACATCGCCGGTTTCGGCAACGCGGCCAACGATATCAACAACGCATACAGCTTGCAATTGAAAGGGGCCGAGGAATGCCTTTTCGAAGACTGTACGATCGGTGTGGATACCGTGGCCATCGGGACCGGGACCACCACGGCCCAGATCCTCTTCACCGCCGGAACATCGGCCAACACGCGCAACTGGTTCCGGGGCTGCCGGGTGGTCATGGATGCCACCTCTTCGACTAACTTCCTCTTCGTCCGCGGCGGCGGTGCGGGCAATCTCGACCGGGAAACCGTCTTCGAGGATTGCCTCTTCATCAACGCCATCGCATCCGGAGCTACGACCCTTACCCATGGCATGAATATCGCCACGGGCGGCGGCGTCGTCATTCTGACCGGCGCCAAGACTGGCTTGTTCGGCGCTTCCGGCTGGAACGCCAATTCAGGCGTCGTCTACGCAACCGGCGGTATCCAGCCGACCAACAACACCTGGGGATTGGCTACGGCCATCACTAGCTAACCCTTCGCTCCTCCTCCGACCCCGCGGGCACTGGCCTACCTAGTGCCCGCGGCTTTTTCCTTTCTCCTTCTCATGCCCACCGGCCAACAGCTCGTCAACGGCGCCCTTACCTCCTTGGGAATCCTGGAGCAAGGGGGCACGCCGTCGAATTCCGACTCGGTCGATTCGCTCGCCGAACTGAACAACCAGTGGAACGCCTGGGCTATCGACGAGGGGCTGATCAATCAGCAAGTCCCCGTCCGCTTCTCGTTACAGGCGAACGT